CGCGATGAGATCGCACTTGCGATGGAAGATGTCGAGCCGCAGCTGCGGAGCGATCTTGCCGACTTCTGCGCTAAGTCTGCCGAGGAGCAGGTTCAGGCGCTTGAGTCCAAGATTGCCGCGCGCGTGTCTGATCTGCTGGCGCGTCTTGAGTTGTCGGCCGGTGCAAAGTACTCGGCGCTGATGGCAGAGCGCGAGAAGAATGCGCAGCTGCTGGAGGTTGCGGAGCAGCGAATCATTTTGGCTACCGCTGAACTGCCGGAGACGGTCACGCGGATTCTCGATGAGCAGATCAAAGCGCGCGAGGAGTTTGCTGCGCCGCGTACGCTCACGCCGCTCGGCAAGTGGAAGGCCGGCGAATATGAGACGCTCGATGTCGTTTCGATTAACGGTGATTCCTACATTGCGAACCGTGCGACGCGGGAGAAGCCGAGCCGGTCAGCAAAGGACTGGACGCTCCTGGCTGCACGCGGTGCTGGCGGCGGTGGTTCGAATATTAACTCGCTGACGGATCTGACGGGCACGCCGGCGGCTGGTCAGTTGCTCATCGGTAACGGCGGAGATTTCCAGCTGAACACGTTGACGGCTGGATCGAACGTCACGATCACGAACAGCGCCGGCAATATCACGATTGCAGCCACTGGTGGTGGAGGCGGCGGCGGTACGGTCACGAGGGTCGCAGCCACGGGAGATAGCGCGATCACGGTCGGAGGCAGTCCGATCACGACCAGCGGCACCTTTACTCTGGCGCTGGCAAGTACGGCCGTAACCGCTGGCAGCTATGGGTCGTCTTCTAAGGTCGGCACGTTCACGGTCGATGGGCAGGGACGGCTCACCGCGGCGGCTGATGCGACCATCAGCATCACGACTGGTCAGATCTCGGATGGCGTGGTCAAGTCGATCTTTGGCGAGCAGGGCGTCGTGACGACGCTGGACTACGTTGACTTCGACACGCTGGCAACGGTTTCGCCGACGCCTGGGCGCATCTACTGGAACGACGACGACGGTGCTGGTACGTTGGCGATTGCTCTCAAGGGCGGCGTCGTCACGCAGAACGTCGGTCAGACGAACTACTACCGAGTTAAAGCATCGTCGGCCATTACGGTCGGTCAGGTGGTGATGTTCTCAGGCGTTGTCGGCACGTCTGGAAAGATCCAAGGTGCGCCGGCTACGGGCTTGCAACCCAACCAAGGGAACTACGTCATCGGCATCGCGGCCGAAAGCGGATCGCTCAATGACTGGGTTGCGGTGTTAGCATTTGGTTTTGTCCGCGGAATCAATACAACCGGCGGTGCGGAGAACTGGGTTTCCGGAGATATTCTGTATTACGATCCATCAGTTGCCGGCGGACTGACGAAGAACATTCCGACCGCTCCGAATCCTCGCGTGGAAGTTGCGGCAGTTGTCGTTGTGTCTTCGACGGTGGGAGAATTGCTGGTGCGTGTAACGCACGGCTCGGCGCTGGGAGAGACCGATAGCAATGTTCAGATTACCAGCGTAACGAATAATGACTTCCTAGTCTATGACGGTGCTCAGTCGCGCTGGGAAAACTACAACGCCAGTGCGGCTCGCACGGCACTTGGCCTAGGCAGTGCAGCGCTTGAGTCGACCACTTACTTTGCTCCGGCGACGGTTGGAACGTCGATTCTGTACGGCAACGGCAGCGGTGGCTTTGCGTCGGTAACGGTTGGCACTGGCCTGACGTTCAGCGCCGGCACGCTGGCTGCAACGGGTGGAGGCGGTGGCGGCACCGTGACCAGCGTTGCGCTAACTGCTGGAACTGGAATCTCCATCAGCGGTGGACCGATTACGACTAGCGGGACCATCGAGGTCACGAACACGGCACCGGATCAGACCGTCGTTCTCACGCAAGGCGGTACTACGACCATCACGGGCACCTATCCGAACTTTACCATCTCAAGTGCGGATCAGTTCACCGGAACGGTGACTAGCGTCACTGCGCAAGGCAGCGCTGACATCTCGGTCACTGGTGGACCGATCACGACCAGCGGCACGCTGTACTTCTCACTTAGCGATACGAGCGTAACGGCTGGCAGCTATGGTACGGCTGGCAGCGTTGCATCGTTTACGGTGGACGCAAAGGGACGACTGACGGCTGCCGCGGCTGTACCGATTGCCATAACCGCTGGTCAAGTGTCGGGCTTGGGCAGCGCTGCGTTTGAGTCCACAACGTACTTTGCACCTGCCACGACTGGAACGGCGATTCTGGCCGGCAACGGTTCTGGTGGCTTCTCGTCTGTTACGATTGGCACTGGACTGACCTACACTGGCGGCACTCTGTCGTCGCTAGATGTTGGCGGCACGGTCACGAGTGTGGCGCTCACGGCTGGCACGGGCATCTCGATTTCTGGTGGGCCGATTACTTCCAGCGGCACCATCGAGGTGACGAATACCGCGCCAGACCAGACGGTGGTGCTCACGCAAGGCGGAACCACGACGATCACTGGGACGTATCCGAACTTCACCATCTCGTCGGCTGACCAGTACGTCGGCACTGTGACGAGCGTGTCGCTGACCGCCGGAACTGGCATCTCTATTTCTGGCGGTCCAGTTACGTCAAGCGGCACAATCGAGGTGACCAACACCGCGCCGGATCAGACTGTTGTGCTAGCGCAGGGCGGAACGACTACGATCACTGGCACTTATCCGAATTTCACGATCTCGTCGGCTGACCAATACGTTGGAACCGTCACGAGCGTTTCACTCACCGCAGGAACGGGAATCTCGATCTCGGGCGGTCCCATCACGAGTAGCGGTGCAATCGAGGTCATCAATACGGCACCCGATCAGACCGTTGTACTGACGGGCACGGGCACGACAAGCGTGACCGGAACGTATCCGAACTTCACGATCAACTCGGCCGATCAGTACACCGGCACGGTGACCAGCGTGACCGCGCAAGGCAGCGCCGACATCTCAGTCACTGGCGGTCCAATCACGACGACTGGCACGCTGTACTTCGCGCTGACTGATACGAGCGTCACGGCAGGTAACTACGGATCAGCAAGCTCGGTTGCCTCAATCACGGTTGACGCAAAAGGACGCATCACGGCGGCCTCAAATGTTCCTATCGTGGTCAGCAATGTTTCGCTGACGGCGTCGGTGACTGGGACGCTGCCGGTAGCGAATGGCGGAACTGGATTGGCGAGCGTCACGGCCAATCACGTCATTCTGGGCAACGACACAAGTGCATTCACGACCGTTGCGCCTGGAACATCGGGCAATGTGCTAACTAGCAACGGAACGACGTGGACAAGTGCGGCAGCTGCTGGTGGTGCCGTCAGTTTCCCGCAAAACAGCCAATCGGCCGACTACACGCTTGTTCTGAGCGACGCTGGAAAGCACATTTTCCAGCCGGCGTCGGATACGGCTATTCGGTCGTTCACTATTCCAGCCAATAGCAGTGTCGCATTTCCAATTGGGACTGTAATTCTTTTTACGGTCGAAAAAAATGCACCTGGAATCCGTGTAAAAATTAATTCAGACACGCTCACATTAGGCAATGGATTGACCGGAACCGCTAATGTAGCACAAAACAATTCTCTAATGGCGATAAAAGTCGGCTCAACAAAATGGGCGGCTAACTACTTATTTCAATTTGGTTATGAATCTTCACTTGCTGTCGCGCACACAACATCGCCATTCGTTACCGCGTACCCATGGAGCAGTTCTGGCTTTGGCACAAAATTCACCAACCCAGCAACGTTGCCAGGAAGCACTGGGAATGGTGTAGCATTTAGTCCAGTAGGAGACGCCATCGCTGTCGCGCACACAACATCGCCATTCGTTACCGCGTACCCATGGAGCAGTTCTGGCTTTGGCACAAAATTCACCGACCCGGCAACGTTGCCAGCAGGAACCGGGCGTAGTGTAGCATTTAGTCCAGCAGGAGACGCCATCGCTGTCGCGCACTCTTCGACTCCATTCGTCACCGCGTACCCATGGAGCAGTTCTGGCTTTGGCACAAAATTCACCGACCCGTCAACGGTGCCAGCAGGACAAGGGAATGGTGTAGCATTTAGTCCAGCAGGAGACGCCATCGCTGTCGCGCACACAACATCGCCATTCGTTACCGCGTACCCATGGAGCAGTTCTGGCTTTGGCACAAAATTCACCAACCCAGCAACGGTGCCAGGAAGCACTGGGAATGGTGTAGCATTTAGTCCAGTAGGAGACGCCATCGCTGTCGCGCACGGTACGACTCCAATCGTCACCGCGTACCCATGGAGCGGTTCTGGCTTTGGCACAAAATTCACCGACCCGGCAACGTTGCCAGCAGGAACCGGGCGTAGTGTAGCATTTAGTCCAGCAGGAGACGCCATCGCTGTCGCGGACGATGTTACGCCATTCGTCAACGCGTACCCATGGAGCGGTTCTGGCTTTGGCACAAAATTCACCGACCCGGCAACGTTGCCAGCAGGAAGCGGGCGTAGTGTAGCATTTAGTCCAGCAGGAGACGCCATCGCTGTCGGGCACACAACAACGCCACACGTTACCGCGTACCCATGGAGCGGTTCTGGCTTTGGCACAAAATTCACCGACCCGGGAACGGTGCCAGCAAGCACTGGGAATGGTGTCGCATTCACAACAAATCCCTAGCATGAGCTACACACAACTGACCAGCTCCTACAAGTACGACACCATCGCGGAAGCCATTTACGCCCGCGAGGTGGAGTATTTTCACTACGACTTCGACCGCGCCAACTTTGAGCACCTGCTGGCAAATACCGACGACGACGAGGAAGCGTTCAAGGTCGACGTGGCGCAGCGCCTCGCTTCCACGCTAGGTCAGATGAAGAAGGTCGAGTCCATCATGGCCGCACTTCGCTCGCAGATTGACGATCAACAGGCATACGACGCAGCCGTCATCCGCACGACGGCCAAGCGTGCAGTGAAAGAGAAGGAATCAAAATAATGCTCCGCTACGTCCAATCCAACCGCGACACTTTCATTCGCCACATCAACGACATTGAGCCGACGCGGTGGGATGAAGATAACTTCTGCTTCGCTCGCAAGCTCACGCCGGAGCAGGCCGAGAAGTTCGGCGTCACTAAGCTCAAGATCGTCACGCCGCCCTACTTTAATCTGACCACGCAGCGCCGCGACGAAGGACCGGCACTGCTCGTCAACGGCGTCTGGACGCAGAACTACATCGTCAGTCAGCTAACGCCAGAGGAAGCCGCTGCAAAGGCTGAGGAGCAAGGCCGCATCGTCCGCGCTGAACGCGACCGCTTGCTTCAGCGCACTGATTGGACGCAAGTCGACGACACGCCGCTAGACAACGTCGCAAAGAACGCTTGGGCAAACTATCGACAGGCACTGCGCGACGTACCGGATCAGGCCGGATTCCCGTTCGATGTTAATTGGCCGAGCGTTCCCGTTTAACGCCAGCGCCTTTTTTGATGAGTTGGTTCACGGAACTGCTTTTTAACGCTGGCAGCGGCGGTCTGTTCGGCATGGTCGGCAGCCTCGCGACGACCTGGATGCGACTGCGCGAGAAGAAGCTGGATAACCAGTTCCAGCTGGACCTGATGGACAAGCAGTTTGCCAGCGCCGAGGCCGTCGCTGCGTGGCAAGCATTCAGCGCATCGCAGACCGCCAGCGCCGCGGATATGACCGAAAAGGTCGCTCCCTGGGCGGCTAACGTGCGCGCGGTCACCCGTCCGGCTCTTACCGCCTTTCTGGTCGTTGGTGCGTTCTTCG